CTACCTAAGGTCTTGTGATTTTGTTAGACACTTTAGAGATGACATTTACTTGACTGTACTACTACAACTTTGGGTACTTGACCAACTAAGACTAAGGGACCCAGACTATTGGAACAAAATTAGGCCTGGACTTTTTACTATGCACATCGTAAGCCTACACTTGTTTGTAAATGACTACATCACACTTTTTGGTTCACCTAAATAAAGCAACCCTATGAGAATAAGTCGTAACCAGATGTTTATGGAAATGGCCCGTTCAGCCTCAAAACGGTCTACCTGCCATCGCTTAAATGTAGGCTGTGTTATAGTTGTAGAGAACCGTGTAGTTTCTATTGGCTATAATGGCTCACCATCAGGTGAAGAACACTGCAAAGGTAATCACTGCCCTTTATCAACAAGTGGTGGATGCAGTAAAAGTCTTCATGCCGAGGATAATGCTATACGGTTTATCCCAAATAGTGAATGGGCTAAAGATAAGTCAATTTATGTAACACACTCACCGTGCCTAGTGTGTGCTGAAAAACTAATGGCTGCTGGCATTAAAGCTGTATATTATGAAGTAGCATACAGAGATACCACATCATTAGCACTATTGATTAAAAGCGGTATAGAAGTATACCAAGTTACCCCATCAGGATATCTACTCGATCACTCTAACAATAAGGTAATAATGCCATGAGGGATATAAACTGTACTAAATGTAAACTGTCCTCTGGTTGCCAAAGTGTATGCTTATTAGGTAACTACTCTACAGATGTTAAGTCATTAGTGATGGTTATCATTGACTCACCTTCTCGGGAGGATGATGAATGTGATAGAGCTTATAGTAGCAAGTATGGTCAGAGTGTTCACGATCTGTTATCTAGTGCAGGTATACAAGACTACTATTATACCTACGCAGTTCACTGTAGAAAACCCGGTGATAAAGACCCTACAAAGACTGAGATAAATGCTTGTCGGTATTGGCTACAAAAAGAGATAGAGTTAGTTAAGCCTAAATTTATCCTACTGCTAGGTAACGTAGCATTGCAATCGGCACTTGAGCTAAAGGGTATAAAGAAAGCTAGAGGTAAACCTCTTAAGGTTAACGATATAGTATATATGCCAACTTATTCTATAAATAATCTTTTATATGACCCAGCATTATCCTCTGTAGTTGAGGCTGACTTATCAACTTTTAGCAGTTTAATTCAAAACGGCGGATTATTAGAAGAAGAATCACTTAACCTTAGGGTCGTAAATGATGACGAAACCTTTGACGAGATGATGAATGACCTTAAGGGTGTAGTGTCTTTTGATATAGAAACTACTGGTCTTTATCCATGGGATAATGGTGCAGAGATAAACTTTATCGGCTTTGGTACTAAGAATTTTCAATGGTCTATTCCTTTAGCCAAACAATACTCCTTATGGGGTTATCGTAACAGAAAAGCGATAGTAAGAGAGTTAACCGACAAACTTCAAGACTGTATTCTTGTCGCTCATAATGGCAAGTTTGATATGCTATGGATGAAAGTACACTATAGGGTAGATTGGTACTTAGACTTTGATACTATGATGGCTCACTATTCATTGGATGAAAATAGTCAACATGGTTTAAAATACTTAGCTACTATTTACTGTGGTGCACCGAGTTATGACATTGGTGGTGAGGATAAAATTAGCGGTACTTTAGAAGTAGTATCTAAGTATCATGGGCTAGACTTATTATACACTTTAAAGCTTTATAATATATTTAGCAAAAGGTTAGCTAAAGAGCCTAAAACTAAAAGGGTCTTTGATAAAATCATTATGCCCTGTGTAAGGTTATTTATAACCATAGAATACTACGGTATCTATATTGACCTGTCAAAAATGCAGGATGCTGAGGACTACCTAAAGAATGAGCTTACTGAAGCATTAAAAGTACTTGAAAAGTGGGGCCCAGGTACAAACTGGAATTCACCTAAACAGCTTGGTGAGCTACTCTATGATAAGCTTAATATACCTGTAGTGTCATACACACCTAAAGGCGGTAGAGCTACAAGCGAGTCTGTTATTAAACAAATAGACCATCCCATGTGTGCCTCACTACTAAGATACCGAGAGGCATCAAAACAACTGAGTGCTTTCATTGAAGGCTGGAAACCCTTTATTGTAGATAGTACACTACACCCTAGCTTTAAGCTTCATGGTACAGTGACCGGCAGGTTATCTTGTGAAAGACCTAACCTACAGCAAGTACCACGAGACCCAAGAATAAGGTCCTTAATAACAGCACCCGAAGGTTGGCAATTAATAGACGCTGACCTTTCACAAATTGAGTTAAGAGTAGCTGCTGAGGTAGCTAATGAGACAACTATGTTACACGCTTTTGCTACAGGTGTAGATGTTCACTGGTTAACCTTGATAAGGGAGTTAGGTAGGCAGGGTAGTCAACCTGAGTTAATAAAACATACAGCTACTTGCTTACTAAAAAAGTATGACGTACTTCCAGATAAACCCCTTAATTATGGTGAGGCTATACAGGTACTATTAAAGTATGGCCCTGAAAAATCTCAAGAATTTGATAAGGGTTGGAAAGAGTTAAGAAAAAAAGCTAAAGCTATTAACTTTGGGTTTTTGTATGGCATGTGGTGGGTAAAGTTTAAAGACTATGCTCGTGATAATTATGGGGTAACTGTTACTGACGATGAAGCTAGAGCTAGCCGAGATGCCTTCTTTGAACTATACCCAAAGTTTTTGGAATGGCATAATGAACAAAAAAGCTTTGCAAAAAGGTATGGTTATGTAGAAAGCCTTATCGGTAGAAAGAGAAGATTACCAGAAGCTAAAGCTACTTATGATACACCAGGTAAGAAAGAAGCTGAAAGGCAAGCTATTAATTCACCCGTTCAATCATTCGCTAATGACCTAAACCTAATGACTGCCCTACAGATCTCTAGGGAATATGGTGTAGACAAAGTTAGGGTTATTGGTACAGTGCATGATGCTACTATGTTTTTGGTTAAAGATGAGTATGTAGAAGAAGTTTATAACAGGATACTACAGGTGATGTCTGGCCCTGACCTATTAGGAGAGTTTGGTGTTGACCTTCGGGTTCCCATACTAGGTGAAGCACAGATTGGTCCATGGAGCAAAGGAGTTAGTTTAGAAAAATGGAAGTCAAAGTAAGCCAATCAAAAATTAAGACCTGGCGTCAATGTCAGTTTGCCTATCATCAAAAGTATGTAGAGCTTTTAAGAAAAAAGACTATTAAAAGACCATTTACTTTTGGTGGAATAGTTCATGAACTAATCGAAGAACAGGCTAACAATAGGGATCCCTTTAAAAAACTGGATGCTATCGAGGCTGAAAAGGGTAAAATGTTCCAAGAAGAGTATGAGTTATACGGCGATCTTATAAACGATATCCGAAACATCATGATGGAGTATTTTGAGTACTGGGGTGATGACTCACTCTTTTATCTTAGAAGAGGCGGTAGGTATGCTGAACATGAGTTTAATATAGAGATAGCTGATGGTATTATCTTTACTGGTAAAATAGATGCTATAGCTAAAACAGCTAATAAGTTAGTATGGGTAGTAGAGCATAAAACCTTTAACCGCATGCCTGCTAATGATGAAAGATGGAGAAACATTCAGTCAGCTGTATACTTAAAAGCTCTACAGATTACTGGGTTAGCTGAGGCTGACGGTATGTGTTGGGATTATATCCACAGCGGTGCACCTGAGGTACCTAAGACTCTAAAAAGTGGTAAATTATCAGAGGCTAAACTTAACACATTGCCAGGTGTTATCCGTAGGTATGCTGAAGAACAGGGCTATGATCCAAACTTTTCTAAGAAGCTAATAGACGCTGCACAGCAAAACCTATCTAACTATTTTATAAGGGTATTCACTCCAATTAACCAGAGTATAGTGGAGTCTGTCTATAAAGATTTTATTGACAGCGCCCAGGAATTAGTGGAGAATCATGGAAAGAAAAAGGTAAAAAACATCGGAATGCACTGCAAATTTTGTGACTATGAATCTATCTGTAGAGCTGAACTGACTGGCTCGGACGTAGACATGATAATAAAAGGTCAGTATAAAGTAGAAAACAAAGGTCTTAAAAATGAAAACACCAAGTAAGTTACCCATATTACCCATCTCTGATGGTAGAGGTTTTAGGAGCTATGCTATTTATGGTAGAAGCGGTACAGGTAAAACTACACTGTCTTCGACATTCCCTAAAAAGTTGTTACATCTTGACATAAGAGATGATGGCACAGAAAGTATAGCTGATGTAGAAGGTATTGATCTTATTAGAGTTGATAGCTGGGACGAGTTTGAAGACGTTTATTGGTGGTTATTAGCTAACAAAAACCATGAGTATCAAACACTTACTATAGACACGGTTACACAACTCCAAGGATTAGCGCTTGAACACATATTAGCTAAAAAGAATAAAAGGGTAGAAAATGCTGGTGAATGGGGAACTATGACCAAAAAAGAATGGGGTGAAGTAAGCTCACTCATGAAAGATTGGATAACTCGCTTAAGAAACTTAAAGATGCACGTAGTCTTTTTAGCTCAAGAGAGAGTTTTTAATGCTGGTGAAGAAGCCGAACTCGACGGGGATAATCTTAACCCTGAGGTAGGTGCTCGTTTATCACCAGCAGTAAAAGATCACCTGAACTCTGTAGTTTCAGTGATTGCCAATACCTTTATCCGCTCTAGGGTAAAAGTTAAGGAGATTAAAGGTAAAAAAATAGAGGAGGAAGTTTATGACTTTTGTTTAAGGCTAGCACCTAATTCAGTGTATACAACTAAGGTAAGAAAACCTAAAAACTTCTCAGTACCTAAGTTCATAAAGAACCCAAGTTTTGAGGAACTCAACGCCATCATCAAAGGAGAATAATATGGCTAAAACTAAAAAGAATACTGTTAGACTTGACTTATCAGCTATTGATAGTCGTCTTAATCTTCACGGATTTAGCGGTCAGTATGCTTTCCAAATTACCTCAGCAATTTTCGGTAAAAGCAGTCAGTCAGGTCAAGATCAAATACAACTTAAGACTACAATTATTGACTCACCATACCCTAAGTTTGTTGATAAATCTTTAAATATCGTTTTAAACCTTCAACCTCAAAGCTTATGGGTTTTAAGACAGTTACTGGAAGCTGTGGAGGTTGAGATCCCATCAGGTGCATTTGAGTTAGACTTAGATGAGTTGATCGGTAGAAGATTCAGTGCTACAGTAGAAGATAACTCTTATGACGGTAAAAATAATCACCGTATCACTGGTTACACCTTTTATGATGACTCTGATGAACAACCCACTGTAGTAAAGAAAAAAGCTACTAAAGTTGAGGACGATGAAGATGAAGAAGAGGCCCCTAAGGCTGCTAAGAAAAATACTAAAGTTGAAGTAGAAGACGAGGAAGAAGCACCTGTTGCCAAAAAAACCAGTAAAGCAAAGGTCGAATACACCTCTGATGATATTATGGACATGGACGCTGATGAGCTGGAAACCTTAGTTGAAAAACTTGGCTTAGATGTAACCTTGTCTGAATACACCACACTCCGTAAAAAGATCAATGTGGTTATCGAGGCACTGATTACTGCTGGCTTTATGGAAGAAGATGCCTAAAAAACCAGAGTCAAAACGGCAATTAAAAATCCGTAAGGCATTGGAAGCTACTGTTGGGGGCCGCTGGAAAAAGATTCATGGCGGCCCTTTTCAGCCTTGTATGCTTGATTTAGTAGGCTGTGTTAAGGGCCTATATTTTGAGTTCGAGGTAAAAGAGCCAGGCGAACAGCCTACAGCCAGACAATTATACGAGATAGAGTCAGTCATAGAAAATGGGGGAGTCTCCATGACTATTACTACAGCTGAGGAAGCCATAGATGCTGTACGAAAAGCTATTCGATTATCAAAAAGCCGCAGTTGATACTATCTGTACTCAGCCCAGTACTGCACTATTATTCGACCAGGGTACTGGCAAAACCTGGGTTACTGCTGGTATAATTGAGAAACTACTTCACGCTAAGTCTGAGTATCTACTTATAGTACCCCTAACAAATATAGATACAACTTGGCTAAAAACCTTATCACAGTTTAAAGACCTGGCTATCTTTAAAGATTTCAATGAGTATAAAGCCTACAGAGATGGGCCAAAATTATTCCTTACTCATTATGAGGGTCTCCCAAAGTTTATAGATAAGCTATGCAAGGTTCACTGGACTTTGATTGCAATGGATGAAAGTCAGAGAATAAAAGGCCGCAATACTCAACAATCAAAACGTGCAGCAAGGCTAAAGTTAGCAGACCATAAGGTAATCCTATCAGGGACGCCTATTGATAAGTCACCTATAGATATGTGGGCCCAATTTAGGTTTGTAGCCCCTGGGGTTTTTGGCACACGGTGGAAAGACTTTGAAGATGAGTATTGTTACAAGACCGGCTTTATGGGTAAAGAGATAAAGTTTAGGCTCAAAAAGTTACCCGAGTTCTTAGAAAAGCTTAAACCGTACTGCATCCGTGTAGTAAAGGCCGATGTACTAGACTTACCAAAAATGGAAGTAGTATTATCCCCTGTAGAGTTACTTGGTAAGCAACTACGGGTATATGAAGAGATGAGCAATGAGATGATAACCTCCTTAGAAGGTGAGACTGTTGCTGTAGAGCTTAAAATAACCCAGATAGCCAAACTTCAACAAATATGTGGAGGTTTTATCATAAATGAAGACCAAGAAACCTTCTCAATAGGTCGGGCTAAGGTACGTCGTATAAGTTCACTCATAAAAAATATGACCACACCTATAGTAGTCTTCTGTAAATACCTTGAAGAAATAAAAATAGTGGCTGATGAGCTATCTCATTTAAAAGTAGCGGTATTAAATGGCCAAACTAGGAATAGAAGTAAGATGATTGAAGACTTTCAAGCCGGGCTATATGACGTGATAATATGTCAAATAAAAACCGGCGGTGTTGGTATAGACCTCTACAGTTCTTGCAATGCCATCTTTTACTCCTTGACGTATAGTTTTATAGACTATGAGCAGGCCCTAGCACGGGTTCATAGGTATGGTCAGACTAGGGATGTCAAAATATACTTGGTCTACGCAAAGAATACTATTGACGAAGCGATCTATGAAGCTATATTATCCAAAAAGTCAATCAGTGACACTGTACTTAAAAGCCTCAAAGGAGTAACTTATGGCAAAAGCTAAAACTAAAGAAGTAGTTCAAGAAGTAGAAACTGAAAAGAAACTAGGTATTAATGACCTTTCAGAAGTATTGAACATTAAGCCAGCCTCAGCACGAGTAAGACTGCGTGCAGCTAGCATTAAAAAAGCTGGCCGTTCTTATGAATGGACCCAAGAAGAGTTTGATAATGTGGTAGCTGAGCTTCAAGCTGAAGCACCTGAAGAAGCAAAGCCAGTAAAAACTAAGGCTAAAAAGCTTAAAGCTGCTGCTGAGCCTGTCTCTGAAGGTACCGAAGAAGAGGAAGAAACCACCTTTTTCGATGACTCTAGCGACGAATACTAAGCTGGAAAAGCCCCTCGAGATAGTTCAAAATGTGGACCATCAAAGAGGGGCTTTTTCTTAGGGTTTGTTACTTTGTATCTACCATGGTAAGCTTTTACTTCAGATTCTAAATCTTCAGATAATTCATTAAGTAGTTTATCCCATACACCGCCCCATACTACAGGCGTATTCTGTTGTATAGCTACTAGCCTTATAGCCCTAGCTATTTCATAGTAATACTTAGTATCCCATGATAATACGTTGTAGATATAAGCTGCTAAGTCTACAGCATGGCCAGTTAAATGCCTAGAGTTCATAGTCCTGCTTTTGCCTGCCTTGACTAACTCGGCTTGTTGCTCTTTTGTTCTTAAGCCGTAGGTTACACCAAAGTCAACTTGAGTGATTTTAATACTATCTTTGATTAGGTTTACCAAGAGCGGGTTAACTCCATTAAGTTTTGATAAAGAGCTATTAGATAGTTTAAACATCTTTTTTCCTATAGTCTGCTGCTTTTTGCATATCAACCATCATGGTTGTCTTAAGGTTACTACCCCGTGTAGTCCCAAAATAATAGCCAAAGACTGTGGTTATAAGGCTTGTAACAGTACCTAATAACATATAAGCTACCTCGCTTGTATCATGACTAATCATGTTACTGAAGAGTGCATAAAGGGTGAAAGCAA